CCGATTGAAGAAGGCGTAGCTAATTTCGTAAACTGGTATAAGGATTATTACAATGTCAATTAATATTGCTATCATTGGTCATGGGTATGTAGGGAAAGCTGTTGATCATGGCTTTTCTACGCGTTTAGTTACAAAACATATTGTTGATCCAATATATGGAACAACGATTGAAGAGCTTAAGGGCAAAGTAGAATTAGATGCAGCTTTTGTTGCAGTGCCTACACCTTTTGGAAAAGACGGCAAAATAGATGCTTCGATCGTAAATAAAGTAGTTGATGATCTTGCTTATTTTAATTGTCCAATCGTAATTAAATCAACTACTACACCAGACGTAGTTGAATGTTTATACACCGTTAACGAAATGGTAGTTTTTAATCCAGAGTTTTTAACTGAAAAGAACGCACTGCACGATTTTATTAATCCTCCAATGCATGTTCTTGGTGGAAAAAGAAAATATACTAATATGGTTTTAGATTTATACGAAAATCATTCTCAATGTACACCTTGTCCAGTATATCATATGACTGCAAAAGAAGCTGCATTTGTAAAGTACGGAATCAATTCTTTTCTTGCAACTAAAGTTCTTTGGATGAATCAATTTAAAGATGTAGTAGATCAATACGGTGGTAAATATAATGTGATTGTAAATGCATTAGGTTCAGATCCACGTATTGGACATAGTCATACTCAAGTTCCAGGGCCAGACGGTCGTAAAGGTTATGGTGGCGCTTGTTTTCCAAAAGATACAAAAGCATTTTCAGCTTTTAGTCAAGGTGAACTTACTGTTCTTGATGAAGTAATTAAATCTAATAATAAATATAGAAAACAATACGATTTAGATGATCGTGAAAAAGAACAGAAAGTGAAATATGACTAATTATGCAAGTATTGTACCCCTCATTGGCGGAGAAACTATCGCAATGCAAAACGTACTTGGGAAAAGGCCTGAGTACATTTTATCCTATGAAGAATTTGAAGCAAACGATAAACACCTTTTGGAATATTATAAAAACGAAGTTCCCTATCATCTTCTCAAAGGTGATAAGCTTCCTGATATTAAGTCTGTTGATATTGTTAACACTGTCTGTCCTTGTGCTGGTTTGTCTAGTCTCAGTCCTACTAGTAACTCTGAATCTACTACAAACGATTGGATGCGTACTAGTGCAGAGTATATACTTGGTTCTATCTCACCCAAAGTTTTTTGGGGAGAAAACGCACCAAGACTGGCTAGCAAGATGGGAGAACCAATTGTCAAAGATTTACGAAAAATTGGACAAAAGCACGGATACACTTTTTCAATATTTAAAACAAAAAGTTTACTCCATGGGCTTCCTCAAGTAAGAGATAGAACATTTTATTTTTTCTGGAAAGGCGATAAAGTTCCTCAACTTGAATATATAAATCGTAAGCATGAAAAAATAGAAGATGCTATTTGTGATGTTAAAAGAAATCCAGATGATCCTATGAATGTACTTACGAACGATGCTGTACCAAGTCAAAATCCATACTACGCATATGTTTTAGAAAAATTAAATAAAACTCATAGGCAGTTTGCATCAAGTATTGATAAAACAACTAATCCACTTGAATGGATTTACAAAAATGATTCTTTTGTAAAAGCGGCTGATTGGATGCGACACAAAGGATTTGACAAAGATGCAGATAAATGTATAAGAAAACACGATAAACTCCGATCAGGAGGTAATATCATGTGGCACAATATAGAAGTTCCAAAAGATCACATTGGTGCTTTTGTTGGTCATAGGCCAACTCAACTAACACATCCGTGGGAAGATCGTTTTCTTACGATTCGTGAATGTCTTTCATTAATGAAAATGCCAGACGATTTTATTCTTCAAGGAGGACGTAAAAATTTAAATCACATATGCCAAAACGTGCCAGTCACTACAGCGCAAGATATGGCTAAACAAGCAGTTGCTTTTGTTGAAGGAAGATTAGACAATCAACTTTGGCAACAAGATTATATGTCTCAAGATAACAGAAGAGAATGTATTATAAGTGAAAATAGTAGTGTACAATTAGATGAATTTATGGTATAATATACTATATTTGATTAAAGGAGATGTATATGTCCATTATGGATAAATTAAAAAAGAATTCGAAAGTCAAGGCAACTGAAATCCTAGCTGATTCGAAGTTCTTTAACGATAAAGATATGATTTCAACTGATACACCAATGATAAACATTGCGTTATCTGGTGAAGTCGATGGTGGTTTAGCACCAGGTCTAACAGTACTTGCTGGACCTTCTAAACATTTTAAAACTTCATTTGCTTTGATTATGGCAAGTGCTTATTTAAAAAAATATAAAGATGCAGTATTGCTATTTTATGATTCAGAGTTTGGCTCACCTCAACAATATTTTGAGCAATTTGAAATTGATACGACTCGAGTACTTCATACTCCAATTACAAATGTTGAAGAACTCAAATTTGATATTGTTGGCCAATTGGAAGGTTTAAGTCGTGAAGATAAAGTTATTATTGTGATCGATTCAATTGGTAACCTTGCCTCTAAGAAAGAAATGGAAGATGCTATCAATGAAAAGTCTGTGGCTGATATGTCACGTGCTAAAGCGTTAAAAGGTTTATTTCGTATGTGCACACCATATTTGAATATGAAAAATATTCCATTAGTGGCAGTTAATCATACATACCAAGAAATTGGCTTATTCCCTAAAGCTATTGTGTCAGGCGGCACAGGTATTTATTATTCAGCTGATAACATCTGGATCTTAGGACGAAGACAAAACAAAAAAGGTACTGATGTCGTTGGTTATGACTTTGTAATAAACGTTGAGAAATCTCGTTTTGTTAAAGAAAAGTCTAAGATACCTATCAGTGTCAGCTGGCAAGGTGGAGTACAAAAGTGGTCTGGCTTGCTTGACATTGCTATGCAAGGCAAATACGTTGCAAAGCCATCTAATGGTTGGTATTGTAGAGTCAATCAAGAAACTGGTGAATTACTTGAACCTAAAGTACGAGAAGCTCAAACTTTAGAAGAAGAGTTCTGGAAACCAATCTTTGCTGATACAAACTTCAAAGATTATCTTACAGATGTTTACAAAATTGGCGGTAAAGCCACTATTGATTTTGAGGAGATAACATGAGAAGCGTAACTAGAGATGTTCAAACAATGACTCTTGGTATTGATGTGATTAACCAAGAGATCGAGTTTTGGGAAAATAAATCTAAAAAAGATAAATCAATTAAAAAAAGAGTTGAAAGACTGTACGCTGCTCGTAAACATTTGATTGAAAATCCTAAAGCAGCAAATGAACTGATGGAGAGGTTATAATGAATGAAGGACCATTTACATCAAATGTCGAATCAAATTTAGAAGGTGTTATTCGAAGAGAAATCGTAACTTATCGCTGGAAAGATAATATGCTTACAAAAGAAATTGCAGTTAGAACATATTATAAAAATGGTGATTACACCGATTCAGTATCATCTACACCATTACCGAGTTTTGATCAATGAAAGAAGGTACAGACTATGAATTGATGCTTCATGAAGAAAACGATGAACATTGGTCATGCCGTATTTTGACTGGTGCTTTTCCAGAGACTGTAATTAAATTTGCATCTATTCAAGTTGATGAAGGAAAAGACCAATTAGGTTTTAATTTTCATGTTCTTTCTTCTCCTGATCCTGAAGCTCACATTGATAATGTTGATCTACAACAAGTAGCTGCTGCGTGTTTAAGCTCAGTATTTGATGCATGTGTTGAAGAAGGTACTGCTAAATTTACTGACACTTCAACTGGAAAAGAGATAGAAGCACACGAAATTGATGGTTATGAGAAAGGAAAAAAATAATGTTTTTTAATATTGAAAAATTAAATGATTTAGAAAAAGTTGTGTCATATAATTTAAGTTCAGCTGATTGTTTAAATGACAGCACTAACGATAAAGAACTTAAACCTATATGGATAAATTATAGAACTGATATGCCAGATTGTTTGATGGTTATAAGAGAATATAGAGAACTACTAAGACAATTAGAAAGTAAATAATGCAGGCAAATATTGAACAAACTATATTAAGAAATCTTCTCACTGACGAGAAGTATATGCGAAAAGTTCTACCATTTATTAAACCAGATTATTTTCAAGGTGTATATAAAACACTTTTTAAAGAAGCTGGAAAGTATGTAGCAAAATATAATAAACTTCCAACTTCTGAATCATTAGCTATAGAACTTCAAAATACAAATATGTCTGATGATCAATATTCTATGGCAATGGACGTTGTTCCTCTTCTTTTCACAAAAGAAAAAATTGATAATCAATGGCTACTTGATAACACTGAGAAGTGGTGCCAAGATCGAGCCATCTATAATTCAATCATGGAATCGATTAGTATTATTGATGGCAAACACGAATCATTAACAAAGAATGCTTTGCCTGAACTTTTACAAAAAGCTCTAGGTGTAGCTTTTGACAGAAACGTTGGTCACGATTATATAGAAAACGTAGAAGAAAGATATGAATTTTATCACAAACAGGAAGATCGTATTCCATTTGACATCGACTACTTTAATAAAATCACAAAAGGTGGTGTTCCAAAGAAAACTTTAAACATTGCTCTTGCTGGTACAGGCGTTGGTAAGTCTTTATTCATGTGCCACGTTGGTGCAGCTGCTTTGGTTGAAGGTAAAAATGTTTTATATATTACAATGGAAATGGCCGAAGAAAAGATTGCAGAACGTATCGATGCTAACTTATTAAATGTTCCAATCGATCAACTTGATAAAATGTCAAAAGATATGTTTACTGCAAAAGTAAATAATCTTGCACGTAAAACTACTGGTAGGTTAATTGTAAAAGAATATCCAACAGGTTCAGCTCACGCTGGTCATTTTAGAGCATTACTAAACGAACTAAAATTAAAAAAAGAATTTGAACCAGATATTATATTTGTTGATTATTTAAATATCTGTGCTTCATCTAGAATGAAATCAATGGGAGGAGCAATCAATTCATACACTTACATTAAAGCAATTGCTGAAGAGTTACGTGGTCTTGCTGTCGAGTTCGAAGTACCGATCTTCTCTGCAACGCAAACGACTCGTTCAGGTTTTTCTAATACGGATGTTGGCCTTGAAGACACGTCCGAATCTTTTGGATTACCCGCTACCGCTGATCTCATGTTCGCGTTAATATCAACTGAAGAACTTGAGAAACAAGGTCAAATGATGGTAAAACAATTAAAGAATAGATATAATGATCCAACACTTTACAAACGATTTGTAATTGGTGTTGATCGAGCCAAAATGCGTTTATTCGATGTTGAAGAAACTCAGCAGACATTAGTAGATGATACTCCAGTTTTTGATAAAAGCGCATCAGGAGAAAGAATGTCGTCTGAAAAATTTGGAGACTTTAAATTATGACAAATAAATTTACACAGGACATGACTGGCACAGGACATTACGTATACGGAATTGAATATGAACCACGAATAGAAGATCCAGTGATTGTTGCTCGTTTTGATACTAAAGACGAAGCAGAACAACATATGGAAAAAATCAGAACTGAAAATCCTAAAGCGGCAAAACACCATAGAATTATAGAAGAAACAACTGATGATGAACCACAAAGGTATTATGATTGGATGTTATGGAAACTAAAACAAAGAAAGAAGAAGGACAATGAATGTTAGGCTTATATCTTATTCCCAAACAAACTCTTACAACGTCGATGGATTATACGTCGGAAACGATATGCAAGAACTCATCGCGTATTGCGCCCGTGTCTCCAACCCATCAAACCAAATTAATGAAGAAACCTCGGAAAAATTATTACGATATCTCATCAAACACAAACACTGGTCACCGTTCGAAATGGTTAGTGCTTGCCTAGAAATTGAAACACATAGAGACATTGCAAGACAAATTTTGAGACATAGATCGTTTTCATTTCAAGAATTTAGTCAGAGATACGCAAATCCAACAAAAGATTTCTCGTTAAATATAGATAATTTACGTAAAGCACGTCTTCAAGATACTAAGAATCGCCAGAACTCAATTGAAGTTGATGACGATAAATTACAACTTGAATGGCAGCAATCTCAAATGCGTATGTACCATATGTCAAAAAAAGAATATGATGCAGCAATCAAACTTGGTATTGCAAAAGAACAAGCTCGAGCTTTATTACCAGAAGGCATTACTGAATCTCGTTTATATATGAATGGATCTATTCGTTCTTGGATTCATTATATTGAATTAAGGTCTGGTCCAGAAACTCAAAAAGAACATAGAGATATCGCAATTGCATGTGCTAAAGCCATTCAACCTATATTTCCTATGATAGATGAGTTTAGAATTTGCAAATAAACTAGTTAACATATTCATCATTTAATTTTAATTCTGCTCACTTTTTTATGTACAATTGTGAAAAAGCATGGTATAATACTTATATAATAATTTAAATGAAAGGAAATTTATTATGTCAAATTTAAACAAATTAATTATGAATATCGAGGAAAAAGTTTTTGGATGCGATCTAGAGAATATCATTACTCAGTCTGATACTCTTCAGGAAGCTCAAAACATAGTTACTAGTTTTTTTAAAAAAGAACTTACGTCATTCGAGATTGATATCGCAAAAGATGTTGTTTCAAGATCTTGGAATGAGTATTGGGGAGATTATGTTTAGTAAACATGTTAATCACTTTTTTGTGTACATTTACATAAAAGCATGGTATAATACTTATATAATAATTTAAATGAAAGGAAATTTATTATGCATATATCAATCACTTACAAAGACAGCTATAACGGAATACCTTATACAGCTGCATCTGTTAAAACACCTTTTACCGATATGAAAATGGCATTACAAGATGCTTTCGGTAAAACACAAAATGCGTTTTCTTCTTGGTCTGAAAAGCCACAGTCTGGTGTTACAGTGTGTCATTACAAGTTTGATGGATCTCCACTTCGCAGCTCAATGGTTGGCGATGAGTTCATAGTCTGGACTTCAGAAAAAGACTTCAAGAAATTTGAAGTTGCAACAATTGGCTTTAAGGAGATTGTGTAATGCAAATTAAAGGTGCAATGACAGTACTTAAAAAGGACTGCAAATTCTTAGGATTAACAATGAAAGAATTGTTAATCTTTATTGAACGTAACCCGTATGCTCAAAACAATAGTACTATCGAAGCATATAAAATTTACAAGAAAGAAAATATATAATGAGAGCAGCGAAAATTAAAGGTGAAGATATCGCCACAGAAAACTACAACACTGATCGTAATTGGTTTGTCCAAAGGTCTTGGATTCTAGCCAAAAAAGATAACGCTGTTCATAGAGCAGCAATTGAACATTATGATGTAATTCAAAGGGAACTCAACGAGTATGAAAAATTTATTAAGAAATGACAAAAAAGAAGAAATCATATATGCATTTAAAGAAGATTTAATTCTAGATGAAATGGCAGAATATATTGATGCTACTTATGACGCTCATTACAGCAAAGACAAATATCAGTCAACTGAAATTATCGAAGACATGGGTCATGGTATGGGTTTTGCTCTTGGTAACGTTATCAAGTATTGCCAAAGATATGGCAAGAAAGAAGGATATAATAGAGATGACTTATTAAAAGTTATTCATTACAGCATTATTGCTCTAGCAATGCACGACAAGAAGTGGGATTAAATTACCATCGAGCAGTAAGTGCACTGTTTGAAACAGACTTACATTTAAACTGAACGGGTTTATAAAAAGGCATATGGCGATGCACATCTCTAGACATTTCGATTGCTCTTATCTTACATTCTTTTCGTGTTTCGTAGGGTCCTTGTTGATCTTCTAATATTTTGCAATAGTCAGGATCGCTAACAAGACATGCCATTACTAAAGCGATAAACATTATCTTCCTTGGCCTCTATATCTTTTTAAACTACGTCTTTTATGTTTATTCATAGTTGACGTTATTGGTTTACGTCCGATTGTTGTACCATGTTTTTGAGGTTCATGAGTTGAAACCTGTTTAAATAATTTTGCCATTATTTTACTGCCTCATTTAAACTTTCTATTACACTTCCAATATTTGGCTCAGAACCAAATGGATTATATTTACATTTATACTGTCTAGGACAATTTTTTTCGATAGCCATTTCATAAGTTTTATTTTGTCCTTGATATATACAAACTTCATCACCAGATTTAGCTTTCATACGTTTTTTAAGTCTACACGTAACCATTCTTGGCAAGACTATATCGCCTCTTTGAATCTTTTGTTGTCGCGTATAGTCTTTTTTAGTTCCATACGTTTTTGCTCCAGCATAAGCTTCCATCATTATGCCGACACTAGCATATATAAACGATACACAAACTATATACAATAATACGTAATCACTTGATTTCATTATAGTCTAGTATACCATACTGCACCAACAATAAGGCCTAAAGCAAGAAATATAATACCAGCAACTGTAAAAACTTGTTTAATCTCAATCCATAATTGTTTATCTGCCTTTGCCTTTTCAATCTTTGCAAGCCTTATTGACTCTTTTTGTTCTGCAATTCGTCTTGCTCTTTCTTCTAATATCTCTTTCCAAGTGTTAGGACCAAATCGTAAATTAATCATATTGGCAACTTCTTGTAACTGCTCAGCAGCTAATTTTGCATCAATAGTTTCTCTTGCAATATGCGATGTATCAAACTGTTCTTTAACACCAAGACCTCGTTTACCTTGTTTCTTATTGACTTCATCTTTACCTCGTAGTAAACCATCAATGGCACCACCGATTTCACCAATATCTTTACACGTGTCAATATTAGATTTGATAAAATCTACGCTACTTTTTACGAGAGCGATTCCTGCTAGTATTTCCGCGACTGGCATCTTGCAATTCCTTTAAAAACATGTCTTTAGTAATTCCACCTGTTTCTGCTTTTTCAAATTTTGGCTTTTGCCTTAAACTTAATTGAGCAGAAAATTTGGATCTTACTGGTTGTTTATCGTTACTTCTGTGAATCATCAGGTTAATTGCTTTGTAACCGTCGCCCATAAAAATCAATTCATCTTTTGCATATAATTTAGATTTAGTTGTGCAAGTTAAATCTAAACACATGTCTTCGTGAATATATATTCCCATACACCTATTTATAAAACAAGTGTCGTATTTATATAAATAATATATTATAAGGAGTGATTATGCCAAAAATATCTGAAAATACTGGCGTTGAAATGCCAATAAGAAATCTGCTGTCTATTATTATGGCAGTTGCTGTAGGTGTATGGGCATACTTTGGTATCATAGAAAGATTAAATAAGTTAGAAACAGATATTACATTAATGTCATCTGACTTAGAAAAAAATACAGAGTTTCGTATCAAATGGCCACGCGGTGAGATGGGTTCTCTACCTGCAGACGCAGAACAATTTATGTTGATTGAACATCTTGCTGGCCAGTTAGAAAAACTCGCAAAGAATATTGAAACTGGTAAAGCTCCGTATGATCAACAACAAAAGCTTACACTCGACTTTTATAAGTCAAGAATTGAAAAACTCGAAGAACACATAGAAAAGCTAAAAGATAAAGTATTAAACGGGAAACACTAATGGAAATATTTACAGGTTTTATTTTATTTATGTTTATGAGTGGAGATGTTGAGCCAACTGAATTTACGCCACGCGAATCGATGATGGATTGTTTGAAAGTGAAAAGAAAGATTAAAAGGACTCAAGGTCCTGGTGGTCCTCGATGGGTTTGTCGACAAGGCAAGCTTGAAATGGAAATTAAAAACGGTGAAAAACATCCACTTAAACTCCTTGATTAGTATAAATAGTATTACACGTTCACCCGAAAGGGCGGAAGTAGGCAATCGCTGAAGGAACGCACCTAACTTTAAAAGAGGAGGGTGGCATATGACTTACAGACCATTTCAATGGAAGATGTTTGTTAAAGCACGTAATATTGCTTTAGTTCATAAACTGTTAAATTACCGTAAACATTACGCATAAAGTTGTGTACTTTTGTACATTTTTGTGTTATAATATATAGTATATAACGATGAAACAGAGCGAAAGGTTTGCTGGACTCGGGGGCGGTACCCGACAGCTCCACCAAAATAAGTCTTATGGATGATGTACTACTTTGGGAATATCGAAAGACATTGGTCAAGTGGATGTGTATCAACAATATATCACCACGACATGCAAGACTTATCCTGATGGGGCTGAAATAGGATCGACAGGTACGTAATAGCGATGTGGAGTTATCCGGATGTAAGCTCGGTTAATGCGAACAAAACGATAAATGCAAACGATAATTTTGCACCTCAAGAGTTAGCGCTAGCCGCTTAATTCTTATGAGCCAGCCGGAGCTTGGAAACAGAATCCGGCACTTTTTTTTAGGAGATCAACATGGAGAAGCCTAAAAAAATATGTGTAGTTTGTAAAATATATCTTGATGAAGTTTTAAAAGATGTTTATAAATGTCCAAAGTGTAGGGCAATATTGAATGAGAGATTGGATGATAGGAAAGATAGGAAAGAAAATTGAGTAGAAGTGTAGCTATAATAGGTGCCGGTGTTGCCGGAATTACTACAGCATATTTTTTAACACAAGAAGGATTTAAAGTAAGAGTATTTGATCCGGAAGGCATAGCAAAACAATGTAGTTATGCCAATGGCGGACAGATTTCAGTGTGTAATGCTGAAGTTTGGAATACCTATGGCAATATCGCTAAAGGTCTCAAATGGATGACAAAGAAAGATGCTCCATTATATTTTAGAGCAGATCATTGGTCATGGGACAAAATCAAATGGATTGCTGGTTTTATTGGAGCTACTGTTACAAATTCTTATGATAAGAATACTCGAAAAACTATTGAATATGCATTAAGAGCTCGTGAGTTGATGAAAGAAGTTAGTGATATTGACTATCATCAAAACAAGTGTGGCATATTACATATTTACAAAAACCAAAAATCTTGGGATAAAGCAAGACAGACTCTCGATAGATTTAAAGATACTGGTTGGGGTAGAGTCGAAATAAGCAATAAGTTTTTAGATGCATACAACATTAAAGATGATGGAGTGATAGGTTGTACGTATACTGCTGAAGATTCAGTTGGAGACATTTTTACTTTTTGTAATAAGTTATCAGCAAGAATGGAAACTTATAATGACTATAAACTAATAAATAAAAGAATAGATAAAGAAGATTTAGAAAATTTACAGAAAAAATATGATGATGTGGTTGTGTGCGCAGGAGCTTATACTAAATACTTAGTACCAAGCTTAAATGTTTATCCTATAAAAGGTTATTCAATTACTTTTAACGATCAACCAAAAATACCAACTTTATCTGTTTTAGACGATGACGCAAAAATAGTTGCTTCGCCTTTTGCAAATGGTGTATTCAGAGTTGCCGGGACTGCAGAATTAGCTGGGTGGAATCACGATATTACGATGAATAGAATTACACCACTTACTAAATGGGTTGAAGACAATACTTTTGTAGAAGCTCATAATACTGAATTTAAAAAGTGGGCTTGTTTAAGACCAATGACACCAAATATGTTACCTATTATTAAAAAGGTAAATGGGTTATGGGTAAACACTGGAGCCGGTCATTTAGGCTGGACTATGGGAATGGCATTAGCGGAGAAAATAACATGGAAGATAATGAATTAGCAACTAAACTGTCAGTTGTTCTAAAAGATATAGAAGAAATAATGAATCAGAAAAAAGTAAGATCTGATAAATTAAAAGAAGCGACTCAACGTTTGGAAAACGAAGATGAAGATTTAGTGAGCAAAATAAAGGAAAGTTTGTATGAATTCTGAGACTCGTGAATTAGTATTGAAAGAAATAGAATGGGGAGAAATATATCCAATATGGGCAGATAAATTATGGCCTAGTCGTCCAAATATAAGATCATATACTCCTATGATCAATGCCACAGATATAGATAAAAAAATTCATAGATATGCTAATGATAATTTTGCATATTATAGCGGTGTTTTCTTTGGCATAAAAGACTTGCAAAATGGAAAAGTTGTTGCATGTAATTCTGGGCATCAATGTAGTAACACTCTTTTCAGATCAAGAGGACTTTACGTTTTTCCAAAATATACCGGTAAAGGATTAGCACAGTTATTATTACAACACACTATTAATTTTGCACGTAAAAAAGGATTTAAAAAAATATGGTCATACCCAAGAGACAAAGCAATTCCTACGTACAAAGCAGTAGGTTACACAATAGGTGAAACGCACGAACATGAAGCTTACACAAAAGAAGATGGCAGTGTACTTGTAAGACCTAATGCGTATGCTGAATTAGTATTATGAGTGAAACAAATGAAATTATGGCTAAAGTTGTTGCTAATTTAGAAAAAGTGTATGACCCTGAAATGCCATCTGTTTCTGTTATACATTTAGGATTGATATACGATATTGATATCGCAGCTGAGATTGTTACTATAACACATACACTTACAAGTGTGTTTTGTCCTATGGCAGACGAAATAAGTGCAGACATAAAACAAGCTGGACTAAATAATACTGGTGCAAAAGATTGCATAGTCAACTGTACGTTTGATCCACCATTTACTATGGATATGGTTCCAGAAGAAACTAAATTAGCTATGGGTTGGGATTAGTTAACAAGTTCATCATTTAAATTTTTTTTTGCTCACTTTTTTGTTTACAAATGAGAAGAATCATGGTATAATATACTTATTAAAATGAAAAAGGAAAACAAATGAAATATACATTAACTACAGATATTAATTACAATACAACTAAATCGGAAATTACTCTTTTCGCCAATACCCACGGCTGTAAATTATCAAAATTCCAAAAAAACGGTCCTGCCGGCGGAAATCACTTCTGTGAATTCTCATCAAACAATCTCGATTTTATCCAAGAATTATGTGATCAACTCGATTTACCACTTTCTAAAATATCATAACATTTAAATAAAAACAAAAAAAATGACATACTGCTCACTTTTTTGTTTACAAATGATAAGAAACATGGTATAATATACTTATTAAAATGAAAACAAACTTTAAGGACTATATAATGAATAAATTGACAAACTCACAAATGCAGAAAGTAAACGAACTTTTCTTAGGTGCAAGCCCTGATCAAATGAATGAGATCGCACAGATCTTTAATACAGTTAGAAGCTTAAAAGCTGCTTCTGCTGCAAAGTCTTTTATCACTGGACAAAAAGTCAAGTGGTCAGGACGAAAAGGCGCCATGGAAGGTGTCGTAGTAAAATCTCTTAAAAAGAATATTAGAGTTAAAGCTACAAACGGTGACATGTGGAATGTCGCTGCAACAATTTTAAAAGCTGCTTAAAGGAGAATATATTATGGCACACGAAGTTGAAACAATGGCATACGCTGGAGAAACACCATGGCACGGTCTAGGTGTACCAGTATCGAATGATCTTACACCTCAGCAAATGATGAAGAAAGCTGGTGTTGATTGGACTGTACATGAAGTTGAATCATACATTGACTTTGAAGGTAAGAAAATGCCTACTGGTCAAAAGTCACTTGTAAGAGGAACTGATGGCAAAATACTAACTAACGTTGGTGAAAACTGGAATCCAGTACAAAATGAAGATGCATTTAATTTCTTCAGTGAATACTGTATGTCAGGAGATATCGAAATGCATACAGCTGGTTCGTTAAAAAACGGACAGATGGTATGGGCTTTAGCTAAAGTCAAAGATTCATTTGAATTATTTGACGGTGATAGAGTTGATTCATATCTTCTTTTCTCAAATCCTCATCAGTATGGTAAAGCAATTGATGTCAGATTTACTCCAATCAGAGTGGTCTGCAATAATACATTATCTCTTTCTCTTGACGCTAAGACTGATAAGTCTGTTAAAGTTGGACATAGAGTTCAGTTCGATGCTTATGAAGTTAAAAAAGCATTAGGTATTGCTCATGAAAAACTTAATACTTACAAAGAAATGGCTGAGTTTCTTGGTAAAAAGAGATTTACTGTTGATACGTACGTTGAGTATTTAAATACTGTATTTCCAAGAACTGCTGATAAAAGAGTTCAAGGAATGGACTTAAATAAAGAAACTCTTTCAAGAAATGCTAGAGATTGTTTTGACTCACTGAGTTCTCAGCCTGGTGCTAAATTCGCTGAAGGTTCTTGGTGGCAAGCATTTAATTCTGTCACTTATGTTTGCGATCATAAACAAGGTCGTAACGAAGACAATCGTCTTTATTCTTCTTGGTTTGGTGGAAATCAACTTCGTAAGAAAAAAGCACTAGAAAGCGCTATCAAATTTGCGGAGGTATCATAATGAATAAGTTTGTTACAGTAGGGCTCGTCGTAGTTGGCGGGCTTGCTCTTAACGCTTGTAGCTTAAATAGCTTAACAGGTAAAAGAGAAATGATTAAAATAGTTAAGTCTGAAAAGGCTGACTCAATTCCTGAGTGGTATGTAAATACACCTGATGATGAAAAAGAACTCATCTATGGTTCAGGTACTGGTTTGTCTTCTGATTTACAGTTCTCTATGGATAAAGCTATGCATCAAGCAAAAGTAGTTCTTGGAGATAAAATTAGTAACTCAGTGTCTATGACAATAAAATCATATACAGCAGACGATTCTTCAAAAGGACTAGGTGGTGTTGCAGTCGAAGAGACTACAAAGGTTTCAAAATCTGGATATTCTAAAATCGATGTTTCAGAATACGATGTAGTTGATAAAGCTGTTACTGTAGAAGGTATGAGTTTTCGTACTTATGTTCTTCTAAAAGTAAATCCAAAAGGACGTAAGAATCAAACTGTAGTAGTTGATCAAGCAGCTGTTAATAAAGCTCGTGAAAAAGCTCGAGTTGAAATTCAAAAGCTTGACTAATGCCGTATTTAATAGTTATATTAGCGTTTTTATTCTTCTGTCTGCAATGGGTGCAAAAAAATCCACCACTATCGCAGACAGAAAAATGTCAATGTGAAAAGTTACCTGAAGACTATTTCATAATTCAAACAGATGAAACTGTTTATTGCATTGACGATAAACGTTCAAGAGAAATCAAACAATATATTAAACACTCAAAGAAAGAGGTAAAATGAAGAAACATAGTTTAGCGCAAACTCAAGCTTGGGCAAAAGAAAATGACTTAAGGCAATTTATGCGCTTTGATCCAAACGAACGAAATCAACGAAAAAATAATCCAAAAAGAGATTTTGGAAATAGAAGAAAGCCAAATTTCAGATCCAAGTAGAATGTTAATCTAGTATAAATAGATTTATGCTTAGATTTAAAACATATCTGGAGGAGAAGATGGCAAATTTTGTCGCTATGAGTCCTGGTGAGTTTTTAAAACTCAACTCGCAAACAAGCGAAAGACGTATTGACATTCTTCGTCGCCTTATGAAAAATGGTGAAGCGATGCCGACAGTTGACGGCGTCGAAATTGTAGTTAAAAACACACCTGAAAATAGAGAAGCTATTGATCGTCTTGAAAAAGATAAAAAAACACAAATACTAGATACAAGTAAAGGCAAAATAGCTACTAATAAAATTGGTAAATCAAATGTATTTGGCGGAGGTGGCGGCGGATCTGGTGGCGGGTCTAAACAAACAGCCATGGCCGAAAGTTTACAATGTCTTTATTGTGAATATATGGTAAACAACCCAAGAGCTACATTTGAATCTATTCAACCTTCTGATCTTGCTAACTCGATGAGTAAAGTTTCAATAGGTGGAACAAGTATGAATGACGCTGTGTCTTTAGATGCATCATGGCACTATTCATCTTATTGGACTGCAAAAGAATTATTACGTAAAAAATATATAAACTCTAGTATGACATTTCATCGTGACGACAAAGTGATGAAAGCAATCTACAGTAAGAAGAAAGAAGCTCTTAAAAATTCAGGTATGGCAAACCTTAGTGATGACAAATGGAATCCAGGTGACATATGGGCAGTAACTTCTCAATCTGTAATTACTAGTTTACCAACAACATCTATTCAAGAACTTAACGCAAGCCTTGTTAAACTTTTTGATGAGAAAAAACTTGTTGGTATTTCTTTGAAAAAAATAATAAAATTTGAAAATATTAAATGTATAGTTAAAAATGAAGAACCAAATGCTAAAGTGTATAAATTTAAAGATGGCAGACTTATGGCATCATTTGCACGTAAAGCTTCTGAGTTTTGGAGAAGTAAATCAGGTGTAGTTGAGTTTGACGGTGGCAAAGCAGATCTTCGTACTTCATCACAATTTGCTGCAATTAACTTTGAAATTACATTGAAAACTGCGCGTGGTGGTAGAGCTGGATATGGACAAATTATCGAATCATTAAGAAAAAGAGCTGGAAAAAAAGCACCTGATAACAAACAGCTGAAAAAGATAGCTGAGGATTTAAGTCAAAAAGCCGAAGGTTCAAGATATGCAAATTTATTTTTTGCTATGGCTAAAAAAGTACATCCAACAATTCAAAAAAATGAATTTATGTCTGGTTTTTTAGAAAATAAACCGCATGAAATACACAGTAAAATGGGTGCTACGTATGTGTTAAGTTGTTTATTTGAAAATAAAACTAATGGCAAAGCAGATAAGATAATTACTGATCTTGTTAACTATGCTGGATCAGAATTAGATATCTCATCAATTTATGCGAAGGTATACGAATAATGTTAAATTTCGAAAATTTTATTACTGAACAAAAAAATACTCACATGACTCATATTGAAGATAAAGTTATTTATGGTGGAGTCAATGGCGCACGTGAAGCAATATTAGCACTTCGTTCTTTACGCGACATGTTAGCTGGTGAGAAAGACGGAAACGTATCTGTTAAATGGGATGGAGCACCTGCAGTGTTTGCAGGTACAGATCCTTCAGATGGTAAATTTTTTGTAGCTAAAAAAGGTATATTTAATAAGAATCCAAAAGTTTATAAAACATCAAAAGATGTTGATGATGATACATCAGGTGATCTTAACAAGAAACTTAAACTTGCTCTAGAGCTTTTGCCAGAGTTAGGTATCAAAGGAGTAATACAAGGTGATTTTGTTTTTGGCCCAGGGGATATTAAAACATCTAGAATTAAAGGAAAGTCCTATATTACGTTCCACCCCAATACAATTGTTTATGCAATACCATCTGGCACGGAGATGGCCAAGCAAATCAAGGCAGCAAAAATTGGAGTTGTATGGCATACGGAGTACAAAGGACGAACATTTGAAACGATGAAAGCTTCGTATAATTTCAACGCAAGTAAATTAAAGAAATCAAAAAACGTTTGGTCACAAGATGCTCAGCTTGGCGACGCAACTTCAGCTACTATGTCAGCAAAAGAAACAGCAGAAGTAAATGAATATTTAAGTTTAGCTGGTAGAACATTTAACAAAATTGCTGGCAGTGCGTTAAGACAAATAGAAAACAATGAAAAGTTATCTCAACATATTGAAACTCACGGTAACAAATATGTAAGAGCTGGTCAATTACCGCCTGATCCAAAGAAAAGAGTTGCTGCGCTGATCAAATTTATTCAAGATAAATACCAGAAAGAAATTGATAAACGTTCTAGTGAAAAAGGCAAATTAGCTCAACAAGGTAAATTAGATGATATTTTAAAATTCTTTTCAAATGAAAATAAAACTAGTTTAGAAATGGTGTTTGAATTGCAACGAGCTATAGTTCTAGCGAAATTAAAACTTATAAATAGATTAAACAAGATTTCAAATTTGAAAACATTTTTGAAAACAAAAAGAGGTTATCGTACTACAGGCCAAGAAGGTTATGTAGCTATTGATAAGCTTGGTGGTGATGCAGTGAAAATTGTTGATCGTATGGAATTCTCATATGCCAACTTTTCACCCAATATATTAAAAGGATGGGATACACCAGGGAGATCATAATGGCTTTAAAAAGCTTTGCAGATATCGTGCAAGAATTAAAAATGAAGCGCGACAAAAAATTACCAAATTTAAAAACACCTGTTAAAGGTCCAAAAGGTACTAGTAGATTTTCACGATTTAAGTCTGCAAGTAAAAGTACCACAAGCTCTGCATCTTTAGGAACAAAGAACGCGTTATCAGCTGGTACTGAATATCCTACAGAAGAATCAGTTGACGAAGCTACATGGCCAGATGAGATGCCTAATGAAGATGAAGATGTTGATGTAGATGAAGAACTTTCTATCTCAGCTAGACGTAAACTTTCTAGATTAATGAAACGACGTAAGACTCAGCTTAAAAGATCTCGTTTACGCGCTAGAAAACGTATGGCTAAAACTGATGTGTTAAAAAAACGTGCTAGACGTGGAGCTAGAGCTGATGCAGCTAAAAAATTAGCAAAAGGAAAAGATAAAAAAGATTTATCAATAGCAATGAAAAAGAGCCTTGAAAAACGTTTAGCAATGCCAGCTGTGCAAAGAAGAATCAAAACAATGACAAGGCGAATGATGCCAACTAAACGTAAGCTGGAGATCTCGCGAAAAAGATGATTACAAGTTTTAAAAATTATTTAAGTGAAGAAGAAAAGGTTGTTTATTTTACCTTTGGTAGAATGAATCCACCAACTGTTGGTCATGAAAAACTTTTAAATAAGTTATCGTCTGCAGCAAAATCAAATCCATATCGAATCTATTTGTCTCAAACAAAAGATGGAAAAAAGAATCCATTAGACTATAAGAAAAAAATTAAGTATTCGAGAAAGATGTTTCCTAAACACGCACGTTCTATTATGCTAGATACAAAAGTAAAGAGTGTATTTGATATTTCTAAAAAACTTTATGATGAAGGATTTAAAAAAGTTATAATGGTCGTGGGTTCTGATAGAACTACAGAATTTGAAACACTTTTAAATAAGTACAATGGTAAAAAAGGCAGACACGGATTTTATAATTTTCAAGGCATTAATGTAATATCAGCAGGTGATAGAGATCCTGACGCTGATGACGTATCAGGTATGTCAGCATCAAAGATGCGTAAAGCAGCAGGTGATGGAGACTTTCCTCAGTTTGTTCAAGGTTTACCAAAGTCTATTTCGAATCCTGACGCTAAAAACATATACAACGATGTTCGAAAAGGTATGGGTCTAAAAGAACAAAAAGAATTTAAAAACCATATTCAGTTAGAAACTAGTGCAGCCCGTGAAAATTACATAGCTGGAAAATATCAAGCTGGAGATCAAGTAGTAATTAAAGAAACAGATGTAGTGGCAACAGTTATAAGACGTGGATCAAATTATTTGATCGTTGAGTCAAATGGTCAAGTAATGAGAAAATGGATTGAT